AAATGTATACATTAAAATATCAAAATGAATGAGAATTAATATAATATTAATTAATCTATTTAAAAAATATATAAGTACTTATTAGTATGTGTGACGTATCTGGTCCAGACACAGGATCTATAGTATCTTTAAATGCTATAGGAAAACAAGATACGTATCTTATAGATAAAGATCCGTATAAATCCTTCTTTAAATACGATTTAAAACAACACTCTAATTTTAGAAAATTTCACAGAAATACAAGGGTATCAAAACCAAATGATGATAATTCATCGTGGCCGTTCAACAATTCTATAAAAGTAAAATTTAAACCACGAAATATGGGTGACCTATTATCAAACATGTATGTTTCTATAAAAATGCCACGTGTATCTTCAGGTCATCATACTTACGCCGATCAACTTGGTCGTCATTTATTTAAATCGGTAACCATGCGCGTTGACGAAATTATAGTTGAAAAATTCAATATGGATTGGGGTATAATTTACGATGAATTATATTTAGACGAATCAGAAAAAAGAACTAAAAGATATACACTAAACAGAAATGTAGCTGAGGATGCATCTACGGCAAGTCAGGGAACTATAGATTTGGGACAGTATGATTCAGAATTATTTATTCCAATACCATTTTTCTTTTCTAGAAAATATGAAAATGATGAATATGAAACAAATAAACCAAATAGACCATACTTCCCCTTATGTGCTATTCATAAACAAGAAATTGAATTTGAATTTGAATTTCAACCACAATCTTTTTTTACGGATGAACCATCTAATTTAACTGTGAACGAATTTGATATAATAACGGAAGAAATAACAATAGAACCAAGTGAGAGAACATATATAAAAAACAAAAAATATACTTTTATTACTGATATTGTTAAAAAACACCCAAGTTTAGAAATAACACCTGATATGAATGAAGCTAATATAGATCTTGTTCCAAGTATACCTGTTAAAACTATAAACTGGTTTCTTAGAAATACAGATTTTGAAAACGAGAATGTATCACGAGAATCTTCACAAACAAATACCACACCCGATGCAGAATATTATTATCAAAATCGATTCAATTTTTCATCTAGTATGACATCTACAATTCAAAATGAGTTTTATAATCCACCCATGAGTAGTGCAAAACTTTACGTTAACGGCGAAGATTTACCTGGTTTACAAGATAGTGATCACAAATATTATAAATATATAGTACCTTTTACAAGTCGTTTATCTAGACCTTTCAGGAATATATACACGTATACTTTCTCGATGAATCCGGTTAATGTGGAGTCATCGGGAAGTTTAGATTTTACATATTTGCGTTCAAATAGAACTAAATTGAACATAAAAATGAAAGAAGGTCTAACAAAAACGTATACATTACATATTTATTACGTTGGTTACCAAACGTTTACTTTTGAAAATGGTTTCATGAATTATGCTTATTAAATAATTGTTTTTTATGATCTCGAATATAATCAATTATATTATTTTTAATACACCATCTGATAAAATTTAACTGTGCTACAGTTGTGCTAATTTCATCAGTTGTCCCGGGTATAACATAATTTATCTTCTTTGATCTACAAAACGGGTCAAATAATTTTTTACTATATCCATCTAAACTTGATTTATAAGCACAGTGAACACTAAATATTTTACCGTCTCCGGTTTTATAAGATAAGTTGTTTTTTTTAGAATAATTTGTTATGAACCACTCGAGGTTTCTGAGAGAAATACCACCGGTTTTTGTCAGTATTTGATTAAGAGAATCTCTATTAGTAGAAACTTGATAAAAGGAATCTATAGAATGTAATAAGATATCCGATTTATTCATCTTATTAAATTTGTATTTTAAGCTTTAAACTACTTTTTATTACATGATTAAACCACCTAAACTAATAGGCTTATTAGTTTTATCCGCTTTAGTATTTAATTTTATAAATGTCATATCCATAACTGGATGTAAATTTATCTTTTGATCCACGTGTAATCCACAAAGATATTTTTCATTAATATCCACACGCTTACATATACATACACCACCTTTTGTTATACCACGACATCTTGGTCTACCTTTATTATCATAATGATATTGTTCGTAATAAGGATGGAATTCATTAGGTTTTATATGTATTTTTAATGCACAGTTTTCTAAATCTTTATAGACATTCTCCATTATTTTAATTTCAGTATATTCTTTTATTGGATCCACTAATTTTTTTGGTAATTTAGTTTTAATAACACGTTTAATTTTATAATCCTTATTATTTCCATCTTCCTTAATTTTAAATAATTCAAGTTTGAATATTGAACTATCGATTAGTTTATCAAAAGTAACGCGCCGACTATTAGAATTTATGTCTTCGTATATATCATATAACCTTTCGATACTCTGTTTTTTTATAGACTTGTCTATTATATCTTCTATATCTTTATCGTGAGGTATTGAATATATATGAAACCCCATGTGTCTTATTATCTAATATATCCTATTTTTTAATTACCTTCCACATATCTGATATTTTTCTTTGTTTAGGATCATCCACAATTTGTTTACGTCGATTTGGTTTTGCTCGTGTTATAAGTTCACCAAAAATCTCTTCCCTAGGATCATTAAATAACGGTTCTATCAAATCACACACTGGATTAAGAAACTTATTAAGAAAATAATATGGGTAATCTATTGGTAAATTATTATCGATCGCGTATTTAGGATCTTCTGCTTTTTCGTATGCTTTTGCACGTGGATCGTGCGTTTTAATAAGAATATAAGGTACTCTATCACCAGATTGAGGTTCTGAACCAGGTTGACGTTCACGCATTTTATTACGAACTTGAACGTGTGATAAATTCTCTGATTTATACGAATCACCCAATTGTTGCGAGAGTACCAACCTTTCATTAGAAACATCACCCTCTAATAGTTCAATAGCCCTTTGTAAAGCCAGGGCTTTTGGGGGTCCTGTATCACTACTTTCCAAAACAACATCGAGTAACTCTTTACAAACCTCTCTCATGTGAGGTGTATTATCTCGCCTTACGAGTTGAAGACCCTTCACGTCTATATAATCCATATTCATGTTTCCATCTTCATCTTGTGTCCAAAGCTTCGCCGCGTATCTTTTCTTTGAATATAAAAAATATGGACAATACACCTTTTCGAGTTCGAGATTATTTGGCTTTTTAAATAAATGTGTACATTCCGAAGCAGCCTTCACACCAAGTTCCCAACTATACTTAATCGCCTCGTCTCCTTTACGGTCACCTACATCAAATTCAACCATAACAGAATCTGTATCCCCGTATCTTACCTTTGCACCTGGAAAATTATCCTCGACATATTTCTTAGTATCATCAATCATAATTCGACCCTTTCGCGTTACAGATGATGCTATCGGTACACAAGGTAACATACCTTTAGAAGCACCCGTAAAACCATACACTGAATTCATTGAAATTTTATAAGCCAATTGTTTACCGTTATACATTTGTTTAAGGGATCCGGATGAATTTGCCATGTCTTTCTTAGCCTGTTTTCTAAACTGTTTCAATTCAGTAAGAATACTTGGTAAAAGACTAGGTACGTTTTGGACAAATTTAAACTGACCAAACGTCTCTATTTCCAAATCGGGGTATCTTTCCTTATCTTCATATTTAGGATTCATAATCAAAGTTGAATAACAAAGGTTATGTGCCACCATAATAGATGGGTAAAGAGCTTCGAAATCTAAAGCTGTTATAGGTGTATAATACGCACCTTTCTGTGCCTCGAGAACAGTAGCACCTTCATAACCATTAACCATACCCTCACCCCATGCGATTGTTGGTACGAGGTAACCCATTTCTCGCGCCTTTTTAGTTAATTGACTAAAAACTTTTATTTGTTGACCACGCTCAACCAAATAAGTTAAGGGAACCCATGTTGCTTTTGCCATCTCCAATAAATTAATAAGTATACACAGTTTTGAAAGCAATCTATGTGGAAGTAAAGTATCTTTAATACAATATTCAGCAACTTCGCGTAGTTTTACGGGATCTCCCTCAACAAAACGCGCAAACATTTCTTTGACTGGCATATCAATTTTTTGGTCTCCGAGGTATAATTTAGAAACGTTATCGAGCTTATACGAATCAAGTTTATACCCCTTTTTAACCTCATGAAATAAATCAAAAACAAATCGACCAGGGATAGGTAAAAGTTTCAGATCATTATCACCAAGTGCACTCGATGATAGCTTTTTGTATATCATTTTACACGTGTGATACTTCAGTTTACTTAATTTATAAAAATTACGATTACACATTGTTTTTGTAGCACGTTTCATTATATATTCCATATCAAAACCAAATATGTTCCATCCCGTGATAATATCGATATCTTTACTAGTGAGATATTTACTAAACGCTTCTAACATACCACGCTCAGTATCGTAACTCAACAATACACACCCTTCTAGATCAGGATCCGTTTTTTTATAACAAAAACACGTTTTATCGTAGGGTATATCGGACCCAAATTTACACAGTGAAACAGCTATTTGAAAACAACAATCACCGTCTATATCGGCATCAGGAAATTTACCAGTTGAACTATTACATTCAATATCCAAAGACGCAACTACAAAAGGTGCAGTTTCGGGTTTATCAACAGGTTTTAAGTTTTGCCAATTACTACAGTATAAATCGATATCAACCTTTGCGATATCGTTTACTTCACACTCTTCGCCAGTGTCCATCCATCCAGTAGACTGAATACCCGTTCTGTGCATTAATCTCAGGACAGGTTCGAGGTTTGATTCAAAAATCTTCAATCTTACAATTTCATCAGGAAGTTTATGTTTTAGTTTATTCGCAACACGTCTCCTATCACCCAAAGTTTGACACTCAATTTTCATAAAGTAAAATTTTTCATTATTTTGAAATCCCCAAACATCTTTATATTGAGCTACACTATAATCAAGTATCAATTCAGGTAATATTTTACATATTTTATTATACCAAATAACGGACCATGTATTCGGATCTTCGCGTGGTAACTTTATAAAAAAGTAAGGTTTAAATTCAGTTGTTAAGCAGACGGACTTACCATCATATGTCTTACCGAAAATGTGAACTAAGTGTTTTTCATCGTCATCCTCGGTTTCCCAGGTAAGTGCTTGAAAAACAACCATATATCTTATTACGTTATCGCTCAATTTTTTTAATATAGTATATTAGTAAAATATGTCAGCTGCTTTAATTGACCTCGTCTCAGTCGGTGCCCAAGATGTGTACATCACAGGCGATCCTCAAGTCTCTTTTTTTAGACAAAACTATAAACGTCACACAAACTTCGCCATTAAACCTGAACGCATGGATTATATTGGAACGTTTGGTTCGAGTAACGAAGTTGTTATTCCAATCAGGTCCAAGGGTGATCTCTTGAGTTATGTATGGATTGAAGCCACAAATATTAACCTTAAAAACGATAACGCCGCAAGTTTATTCAGCTCGGCGGCTGCACCAACAGAATTTTCTTTGTATATCGGTGGTCAGGAAGTATGTAAAATGGATTCTCTCTTTGTTGCGGGTGTACATAATGTTCTTTATAATGAATCCCAGGCTAAAGCATCTTGTGCAACTACGTGCTATGGTCCTGGTGTAGCGACTAATGCAACAAATAATATTTCTTCGGGAAGTTACGTCATTCCATTCTTTTTCAGTGAAGATTGGACCAAATCTCTCCCACTCGTCGGTCTTCAATACCACGAAGTCGAAATCAGAATCAAGTTACACTCCGCATGGACCAAACATGATAACACTACGGCTTCCATACCAAAAGTGTATGGATCTTATGTGTACCTTGACACCGAAGAACGAGAATTCTTCGCGAATAATGAACAAGAACTTCTCATTACACAAACACAATTCCAACCAATGTCTAAAACTGACACCAGTGTTGATTTAACATACTTTAACCATCCAGTAAAGGCTATACACATTGCATGTGCTGAAGACCATTCTACAAAGTACTCGTTCACGGACGCATCTTTGTACATTAATGGTACCACTCTTTTCGAAAACATGACGTATGAGTATCACAATAAAGTCGTGCCATCGAGACATTGCTCGATTCTCCCGGAAACGCTTAGTGTTGAACCAGTAACAACATGGCCATTCTGTCTTACGATGAACAAATCACAACCAACTGGTACCTTGAACTTTTCGAGAATCGATAATGCTAAAATTACAATTAATGGGGGAGACTCTGGTGATACTCCAGCGGCTCTCAGAGCGTATGCGGTCAACTATAACATTCTCAGGATTAAGAATGGTATG